CGGCAAAACGCCCAAGCCGTTACTCCTGCGTCCAATGGACGGTCAGCTACCAGAAGTGGGCGGAAAAAGACGGTGGAATTAACGCCGGGACAAGTGGCTTTTGCCAACAAAATGAAAATCCCTCTAGAACGGTATGCTCAAGAGGTCGCTAAACTTGAAAGGAAGAAAGCGTAATGTCTGATCGCACAAACCGGGATTCGCAGACCCGTGAAAAACAAGCGAGAGTTGCAGATTGGCGTCCGCCTTCAGCCCTTGAAGCACCAGAGGCACCTGTTGGTTACAAACATCGTTGGATTCGTGAATCAGTCATGGAATACGATGATCGTAATAATGTTCATAAGCGCCGCCGTGAAGGTTGGGAACTTGTTAGGGCAGAAGACTACCCTGACTTTGATGCCCCTGTCGTTGATGAGGGTAAAAATGCTGGCGTGATTGGCGTTGGGGGTCTGGTTCTTGCTAGAATCCCTGAAGAAATCGCGGATCAGCGTAATGCTCATTATCAGAACACTACGCAAAATCAAATGGAAGCAGTGGATCGTGATTGGATGAGAGAGTCCAATGCAGCGATGCCAAAGCTTAAACCTCAACGTAGCTCCTCGGTGTCCTTTGGTGGGCCGAAGGGAGTAGCTGACAACTAGGAGAAAGAAAGATGGCGAATAAAGACGCTTCTTTTGGCCTGCGCCTTTCGCGTTCAGGCAACGGCTCCGATCTGCAAAACATGCAGAATAAGTACCGGATTGCATCTGGCTACAACACTACCATCTACCAAGGCGACCTCGTAGCGGTTGTTACTGGTGGTGGCATTGAACGTGTTGCTGCTGGCGGCTCTGGCCTTATTCTCGGTGTTTTCAACGGAGTGAATTACACTGACTCAGACGGAAAACCCCGCTGGGCAAACAAGTGGACTGCTGGTACAGTTGCATCAGATGCTGAAGCATCAGTAATTGACGCACCTCACGCTGTCTATGAGATTCAGGCTGACGCTGCAATGCCAGTAGCAGACCTGTTTGGTAACTTTGACATTGTAGATCAGTCACCTGTTGGTGATGATGCTTCTGGCATCTCACGGATGGAAATGGCTGTTTCAACTGGCAACACCACCGCAACTCTTCCTCTGAAGGCGATTGATATCTCCACAGATCCAGAGAACAGCGATGTAGCATCAGCCAACACAAATGTCATCGTCATGATCAACAATCACCTGTTCTCAGGTGGCACACTTGGCTTGGCATAAGGAGGCTGAATAATGGCTATTTCTCGCGCACAACTAGCGAAAGAGTTGGAACCTGGTCTCAACGCCTTGTTCGGTATGGAGTACAGTAGGTACGAAGACCAACATGCAGAGATTTACACAACAGAATCTTCTGATCGAGCATTCGAAGAGGAAGTTATGTTGAGTGGTTTCGGCGCAGCACCAACCAAGTCGGAAGGTTCTGCAATCAACTACGACGACGCAAACGAAGCGTATACTGCTCGTTATAACCACGAGACTATCGCGTTGGCATTCTCGATCACAGAAGAGGCTATCGAAGATAACCTTTATGATCGTCTAGGCTCACGTTATACTCGTGCGTTGGCTCGGTCAATGGCTCACACAAAACAAGTTAAGGCCGCTGCGGTTCTTAACAACGCATTTACTGCTGGCGCATCTGCTGGTGGTGACGGTGTTGCGCTTTGTGCGACCAACCACCCACTTACATCAGGTGGGACATTTGCCAACGAACCAACAACTGCGGCTGACTTAAACGAGACTTCTTTGGAAGACGCGTTGATCAGCATTGCTGGTTTCGTTGACGAGCGTGGGTTGAAGGTCGCCCTGCGCGGCACCAAGTTGGTCATTCCACGTCAACTGCAATTCGTTGCAGAGCGTTTGATGGTTTCAAACTTGCGTGTTGGCACAGCGGACAACGACACTAACGCCATCCGGTCAATGGGTATGTTGCCAAACGGTTATGCCGTTAACGACTTCCTGACTGATCCAGATGCGTTCTTCGTCATGACCGACGCACCTCGTGGTTTTGTCCACTTCGAGCGTTCTGCTTTGTCCACTAACATGGAAGCAGACTTCGACACTGGCAACATGC